GTGCACGCGCGCGTTATTAAACTATGGGGTGACAAATGAACTGGGGTAACCAGTTGCATAGACATCCCAATATGTAGCAGCTGCTATTGTTGGTCCAGCAGCTGCAAAACCCTGATTAGGGCCAGTGATGGACAATATAAATGATACTGTCTCGGCAGTAACACCATCAGTTCCGACTACAAACGGCAAAGCGAAATTAGTCCACGAGTTTGGGATTAGGGCTCCACCAACTGGGGTCACCCCATCAAATGGGACTGTAACACTGCCGAAAAATGATACGGCAACCAATAAGGTAACAGCCCCCTCTACAGTAGGGAAAATAAAGCTGTTACCTCCTACAATTAAATATGGAAGGTTGCCAAGAGTGCCTAATATTCCCGTGAATGGATCTGCGCCAGCAAAGCATTGACCCCAAGCATGGAAAGCTGAAGTAACTAACTCTTCAGGGGGTGTCAAGCGCGGCTTGATCAATTCGACCATGTACTCCACCCACAGTTCACCAACAGGGTTGCCATCCGCTGGCATGCCCTGGGTAGCTAATGAGAAGGTACCAAGGTCATACAATCGTGCATCAGCACCAACAGGTGGGGTTGTAACTCTCACATAAAGATCACTAAGAGGTAGTCTATTTATGCGGTTCAACCCAGCAAGAACGTCATGTACTGCGCCAATGTATGGCACTGTTGACATGGCGCCTTGATAATTCTCCATTTGCTGTTTAGTAGCAAATGGAGCGTCTAAAGCATTATATTGAGTAGCCATTATTATAACTCCTAGTGCAGGATTAGTTGTACTAACCGCACTTCCGGAAGTTGGCTTATAGTGATATTTCAGTAGACGAAAAGAATAAACTTCCCATGAAGAAGCCACCTGTGCCAACCATGGAAAAGATGCAACTAATCCAGGGTTGATGCCAAGTGACTGATCTATGTTAAAGTTTATTGTGCCATATACATCCCCGATGTACTCCATCTTATGGATTAAAGCAGCACCTGATTTTGATTGTAATCCAGTAGTTAACAAACGGGATTTATTAGGTGGTCTCAATGCTCTCATATTTGAGACCTGTTGTGGTGTACCAGTATTATTCCGTAGCCTACGACTCATCATACGTCTGTAGGCTTGATCAGGGACCTCAGTCGCTGATCGTTTCTGTTTTGACTGTTTCTTTGATTGGTTCATTTATCAAGCTTGCAAAGTTCCCTAATACGGGGACACACCTACTTGGAATCGGGTTGAATGTGTCTGCAATTGTAATCGAATTAATTGACATACAAATTGCAGTGGAATAACCACACTCAATCGAGTATATATTATTGACCCGATTAGACACATTGTATAAGAGAGAATAGTCAGATTCATGAAACATTGGGGAGTCTTTAACTTTATGGTTAAACTGACCAATAAAGCGACTACAACCCATGTCTTCAAGAAACTTGTTACTATTATAAAAAGCCTGTTGCCACAACTTAAATTCATATTCGTTGTGGACATTACTATTTATACAAATACAGGCTCTAGACAATGTGCGAAATGGGTCTTTTACCATAGTCCTCATGAATATATTTGGTTTACATTGACAGAAATCCACTTCCTGGAAGTCTTCAACAACCACTGCTTTCGTTTTAAAAATCACGCCATTAGCCACACTAATTCTTTGAATGACTTCAGCCTTATCGGCAAGTCTAAATTTAACAACTGAATCATCTCCACAAACAACATCTCTATGATCTAAAAGATACATTAAGATGCGAATGTAGAGTAGATTAACAATTGTATTTCCGAGGGCAGTGTTTGCATCACCGCTCATACGTGTAGCAAATATCTTATATTTAATGCGTGAATCATGGCTCCTACCTTTATTTAGATACTGCATTGATAGCAGACGCAATAAGCGTGGGTCATTATAAAGCAAATGGTATAGAAGATGTTCCATAGATAGTAGAAATCCATTAACACAAGAGTCAAATGATTCATGATCCAACAGTAAGTATGCACTTAAATCATACTCTGTCAGGCCAGCCAATAGATCATAGGTTTCATCCAAGTTCATTTCTTTATTAGTAACAGGTAAGTCCATGTTAGACATGGCTTTCTCTATAGGTCGCAGATACTGTTGGAGAGCCATTGTAAATATTGGTGTTCTGGCTTGTATGAGTCGTGGTGGCTTTACTTTATTGCCATCCATGCGCTCATTTTTAACAAAAGCCAGAACTTTAGCATGCTTCTCCATAACATCATACTTCTCTAAATATTCCATTGCGACTTTAAACCTCTTACGCAAATGAGGTCGCTTATCATCATAAACTTGCTGTAATGTCCAAGGATGAACTTCACCAATGTCATTAGCTAGACTTTTAATTAAACCAACTATATTAAGACCTTTCAACCAGTACATCTTACTCTGTAAATAATGTTGATAAGCAAGTATATTACTATACATGCCTTCAACAAAATCAATATTCGGTATGTACTTTGGGAGGCCAGTTGGAATTAAGGGACTATGTCTGTATTCCATTGAATACAGCATGTTGTGGTGACAATTATTATAAGATATATGTGACTTAAAGTCACCATTATTCCATTCCGGATGACACTTCAACTTGCAAGCTGGTATATTCCACCACTTAACTACGTAGTTGTAATCAACTACAGGCTCATCATTCATAGCACGCGCCCGCACACTCACACCACTAGTAGGATATTGCTTCGTGGTCAATGTAGTACTACTTGCATCAGAAAGGCAAACCGCTAACTGATGCGTTATGCTTTTACCTGGGGCAATTTATGGCTATCGAACATACTCTGAAATATGGTGCCGCTAGCCAATTGTCGCCCGAACTTCAAGCATTGCTCTTTAATGCTATCATGTATCACTCCAGTCACTAACATTTTATTTGTTTCATCTATCTGCCTTCTCAAGGTGTAATTGGAGTTTATATATTCAAACTGCATACTTTGAGTCAATGCAAGTTGTTGAATCACATAGGTCGTAATGGTCATCATGTCAGTTGGGGTCATTACACTCATTGCTGAGTGCTCATCACAATCTGACACAGGTACCAAACCACCCATGTGCGCCATATTAGTACTATCTGTAACACCAACCTGTAACTCTTTAAAATAATAATAACTTATCCCGCAAAGGCATGTAAAAATGCCTTCATAATGTAGAGATTCATGGGGAAAATCTCCACAAGGACAAGTCTCTAAGAGACTTGACAACAAGGTTGGTCTTCTAATTTTATAGGTTTTTACGTGTGACCGAGTATTATTCGCTATATCGCGATAAATATTATCAGTAATTGGTAAGCCATAAAGCATCACTGTTACAGCGTCTCCTATATCCTGGAGCTCGCTGTACAGCAATCTATTTGGTCTCACCAAATATTGCTTAGGCGCTTTGTGGTTAGGATACACTTGCGTAGAATATGTATTCCTAGCTCCATTAACTGCCTTAATTGCTTCCATGTCACACGGAATGGGGGCCTTAATGACCTTCTTAATTTGAGCTTTCTGAGGTGGTCGACTTGTTTTAAATTCATCTGATGTATCATCAATTAATTGTTTAGCACAAAATTCTTGAAATGGTGATTTCTGTTTCTTGGGCTCAATAGCCTCTTCGATAGGGTGCAAAGCCTGAGTAGCGAGTGCTTTGATGGATTTATGAGTCCACAACTGGAAGAATTTATCTTTTGCAGGTGCAAGACGGTCATATATTACGGACTCTCCAGGTCCAAACACTTCATATTGTTCTCCGTCATTAATTTTGATAATTCCGCACTTCAAATTACTAATTGGTAAATTCTCCTTAATATTATGCAAAACGCAACTTTTAAATACGTGTCTCTCTCCATCGACACTCCCACGATCGAATAGAAACATTACCTTATTCTGTGCCCTATTTATAACTTTTTCACAATTGCAGTAAGGCACTCTCTTCTGCTTTCGTACGGTAGACCACTCAGAATTCCTACGCCCAACTTCCCC